CGAAAGGGTCCCACAAAACACAAACTCGCTTTTAAAGGAGCTACCATAATGACTAACCTCACAAGGTATACTGCTGCGGATCTTCCTACCCTGATGGAACGAATCACGCGCAATAGTATTGGACTGGATGAATACTTTGATCGTATCTTTAGTCTTCATGAAACAACTTCAAATTATCCCCCATTCAATTTAGTTCAAGTCAGTAATGTAGAGTCAAGACTTGAACTTGCTCTTGCTGGATTTAAAAAGAAAGAAGTCTATGTCTACACTCAAGACGGCAAACTCTTTGTTGAAGGTCAAAAAGAGGATAAAGAAACTGACACCAGGTATGTACACAAAGGTCTGGCTCAACGGTCATTTACACGTTCCTGGACACTCTCTGACGACACGGAAGTTAGATCAGTTGATTTTGAGGATGGGCTTCTGACTATTACTCTTGGACGAATTGTTCCAGATCATCATAAGAGGAAAGACTATCTCTAAATAATTAAAAAACAAATGAAATCTTTCAAAGAGTTTGAAGCAATTGCTTACAAAGGAGCAGTTCCACACACTGTTTATTCTCAGGGAAAATCTAAAAAAATTCCTAAAGGGAAAGCAGTTCCTGTAAGAAGTCGCTCAAGTGCTGGTGGTGATGGAGATGGTGGTAATGGTGGTGGAAATGGTGGAGAATAAATATAATTGAATATCGTCGGCGCGGGAAGTCCCTGGCAAAATCCAGGTTGACTTCCCCATTTTTTTCGCGTATAATAAGTGGAGGTACTAGTGAATTATGACAGTTAAGATCCTGGTTTTAAAATCTGGAGAAGACGTAATTGCTGATGTTCAGGAGATGGTTTCTTCTGATAATAAGGTTATTGGATATTTTCTTACCAAACCTTGTGTTGTAAAAATGAGAAACGCAAGTCCATTGACAATTGAGGAAACTGATCCTAAAAAACCAGAAAAGAAATCTGAATTTCAGGTATCAATGTATCCTTGGATGCCTTTGGCAAGAGAAAAATCAATTCCTTTAACCACTGACTGGGTGGTTACTATGGTTACTCCAGTTGAAAAAATTTATGAAATGTATGTAGAGGACGTATTACAAGATGGAAAAACTAATCAAGATTCTAGCACTGACAACCAATCAGATTCTGATCAGTCAGATTGAAGAAATCGGTGCTGATATTGGTGAACCTGATTGCAAATTAACAAATCCTTTTGTTGTTAGAAATGATCAAACTTTAGAACCATTTCTTTGTGGGTATACCCGAGAAAAAACTTTTATGATGAGTTCGGACAAAATTTTAACACTTGCTGATCCGACACCAACTCTTCTTGAAAAATATGAGGACTTGATTAAAGAATGAGATTTTATACTAATGTTCAATTGATTGGAAATCAATTTTTGGTTCGTGGAGTAGAGAATGGCAAAAGATTTGAAACAAGAGATGAGTTTTTCCCAACTCTCTTTGTAAAAACTAAAAAAGAATCCAAATATAGAACATTAAATGATGAGGTAGTAGAATCAGTCAAACCTGGTACAGTTAAAGATTGCCGTGAATTTTATTCCAAGTACGATGGTATAGATGGATTTGAAATCTATGGAAATGAACGATACATTTATCAGTACATTTCAGAAAAATATCCAGAGGACGAAATTAAGTTTGATATCAGTAAGATCAAACTTGTAACTCTTGATATTGAGGTTGCTTCCGAGGAAGGATTTCCTGATGTGGAATCTTGTTCAGAAGAAATTCTTTCTATTACAATTCAAGATTATACAACAAAGAAAATTATTACTTGGGGTGTTAAACCATTTAATAATACTCGTAGAGATGTAACTTATCATTATTGTCCTTCTGAGTATGAACTTCTTAATCACTTCATCAATCACTGGATGATTGATGTTCCTGATGTAATTACAGGATGGAACATTCAGTTGTATGACGTTCCTTATATTTGTAAACGTCTAAATCGTGTTCTTGGTGAGAAACTGATGAAACGTTTTTCCAACTGGGGACTTGTAACAGAAGGTGAGATCTTTATTAATGGACGCAAGCATACTACTTTTGATGTTGGAGGTCTTACTCAACTAGATTACTTGGATCTCTATAAGAAGTTTACTTATAAAGCACAGGAATCATATCGTCTTGATTATATTGCCGAAGTAGAACTAGGACAGAAAAAACTTGACCACTCTGAATTTGACACCTTCAAAGATTTCTATACTCAAGGTTGGCAAAAGTTTATTGAATACAACATCATTGACGTGGAACTTGTTGACCGTTTAGAAGACAAGATGAAATTGATTGAACTTGCTCTGACCATGGCATATGACGCTAAAGTTAATTATGCTGATGTGTTTTATCAAGTTCGGATGTGGGACAACATCATCTATAATTATCTTAAGAAACGCAACATCGTGATTCCTCCAAGGAATAAATCGCAGAAAGATGAAAAATATGCAGGAGCTTATGTCAAAGAACCCATTCCAGGAAAGTATGACTGGGTTGTTAGTTTTGACCTCAACTCTTTGTATCCTCATCTTATTATGCAATACAATATTTCTCCAGAAACACTCTTGGAGGAAAGACATCCAACAGCGTCTGTTGATAGAATCCTTAAAAACGAAATAAACTTTGAGATGTATAAAGACTATGCGGTGTGCGCCAACGGCGCAATGTATCGCAAAGATGTTCGTGGATTTCTTCCAGAATTGATGGATAAAATGTATCAAGATCGTGTTATCTTTAAGAAGAAGATGATCGATGCTAAAAAAGAATATGAGAAAACAAAAAACAAAGAATTAACTAAAGAGATTGCCCGATGTAATAATATTCAGATGGCAAAGAAGATTTCTCTGAACTCTGCTTATGGTGCTATCGGCAATCAGTATTTCCGCTATTACAAACTAGCAAACGCTGAGGCAATCACCCTGTCTGGTCAGGTTTCTATTCGTTGGATCGAGAACAAGATGAATGCCTATCTGAATAAAATCCTCAAAACTGATGGAGTTGATTATGTTATTGCTTCAGATACTGATTCCATTTATCTTAATATGGGTCCTTTGGTCGAAACTATATTCAAGGGAAGAGAAAAAACTACTGAGAGCGTTGTTACGTTCCTTGATAAGATCTGTCAAATGGAACTTGAAAAGTATATTGAAAGTTCTTACGAAGAATTGGCTGAGTATGTAAATGCTTATGATCAGAAGATGCAGATGAAGCGTGAGAACATTGCTGACCGTGGAATCTGGACTGCAAAGAAGAGATATATTCTGAATGTGTGGGATAGTGAAGGTGTACGATATGAGGAACCCAAACTCAAAATGATGGGTATTGAGGCAGTCAAGTCCTCTACACCAGCACCTTGCCGTAAGATGATTAAGGATGCTCTTAAACTAATGATGAATGGAACAGAAGATGATGTAATTGATTTTATTGATAAATGTCGCGGAGAATTTAAATCTCTTCGACCAGAAGATATTTCTTTTCCTCGTTCTGCTTCTGATGTTCAAAAATATCAAGCATCATCTACGATTTATGCAAAAGGAACTCCAATTCATATTCGTGGTGCTTTGTTATTTAATTTTTACATTAAAAAGCACAATCTTGCTAACAAATATTCTCTAATTCAAAATGGAGAAAAAATCAAATTTATCTATCTAAAAAAACCAAATAGTATACATGAAAATGTAATCTCTTTCATTCAAGACTTTCCAAAGGAACTTGCTCTTGACAAATACATTGATTATGAATTACAATTTGAAAAAGCATTTCTAGAACCTCTGAAGATCATTCTTGATTCTATTGGATGGAATGTAGAAAAAACTGTAAACCTTGAATTATTTTTTGCCTAATGGATCTTCCTATTAATGATGACGAATTGAATACTATTATTAGTGCTATGGCTCTTGGTGGAGATACTGCACTATATCAAAAACTTAAATTGGTAAAAGAACTTAAAGAACAAGGTTTGCCCTATAAAAAAATACTTCGTGAGCAATACGGGATGGTAGCGTGATGGATTTTTTAAAAGAAATCGTAAAAGAAATTGGAGATGACTACACTAAGTTAGCATCTGATATTGATGAGACTGAGACTTATGTTGACACGGGTTCGTACATCTTTAATGCACTGGTTTCAGGTAGCATATTTGGTGGTGTATCTGGGAATAAGATTAC